TTTTCTGTTTTTTCGTTAGTTATTTGCTTAGCTTCTGCGGTATCAAGGCTTTCTATATTGTATTTATTTGGGTCAAGCCCTGCTGCTGTGTATATTTCAGCTTGTCTTTGTTTAAGACGTCCTAAAAACGTGCTAACTTCTCCTGAAGACTCTTTGTATTCATTAAAAAGAGAAATAGCACCTGTTCTTTTAGTATCACTTTCTTCTCTATATCTACCTGGAAAAACTAAATTAGCTAAACCAGGTGTAGCCGCATCTTTAACGGCTTGAAGTAATGCGTCGGCGTCAACCCCACTGTCTTTAGTTACGTCTGGATTAAACTTTAATAAATCTAATATTAAACCAGAATTTTCATCAACTAAATTTTGGCCAGCTATAATATCTCCGTCTTTAGCTTTTTGTACTAACTCCTTATTTCTAGAGGCTTGCTCCAGAGATTCTACCGCTCTTTTACTAGCTTTAGCTGAACTTTCTGAGTTTTTATTTTTAGTTTGTTTGCTTAGCTCTAAATCTATATCACTAACAAGATTTTTTTCTGCTGAAATAATTAACTCAGTTCCTACTTCTAGGTCTTGACCTCCTGTCTTATTTAACTGCTTAAGCTGCTTTAGCGTTATGTCTGGGAATTTTTCGGCTACATCTTCTATAGTTTCTCCTTCTTGAACTATGTAGGTATTATTGACTTCTAAATCATCATCAACAAGAGCTCCTTTAGCTCCTTCTAATCTTACTTTGTTTTCAGCTGCTGACCAGCCTTTACCAGCGTCAGTAGAATTATTGTAAGCTACTATAAAATCAAAAACATCTTTCCCAGTGTTAAATCTTAAATTTAAAGGTTGTTTGTTTGTTGGGTTTTTTAAGAAGTTTGATATTTTTGTACCTATGTTTTTATACCAAACCTCTTGCTTTGGGTTATATTGGATATCGCCGCTAGAAAGATATTCACTCATTAAAGGTATAACTTCAGACCAAGTATTTTCTGCTGAATAATTGTCATCGTTAACGTATGACTGGAATTTGCTTAAAAACTTAGCTCCTCCGCTTATTTCTTTGTTATTAAGAAACTCTAGCATTAAAGATTTACCAAACTTAATAGCAAGTTCTGGATTTCCTTTAAGAGCTTGTTCCCAAAAAGGATGCAATGTTTCATGCTTGCCAGTAGTATAAACGTTATCTTCTGCAGATACTTGATCGTTTATTAATATAACTTTTTTCGTTACGCCATTTTCTTCAAATTCTAAAGATTGACCATAACCCACGTCTTCAATAACCTTTCCTCCTTTAGCTATAATTTCTGCTTTTTTAGCGTCTATTTCTTCTTGACTACCAAAAGGAAGAAACTCAACATCCATATCAGCAGCTTTAGCTTTTGATCCTTTTCTAGAAATAGATTTTTCAAGCTCTGGTTTTACTATTTCGGCCAAAGCCTCTCTTTTGTTTTCTATTTTTATATCAATATTTTCATGGAAAGCTTTATCCATAGTTTTTTTCCTATTTTGAAGATCTGCAATATCTTGCAAAATCATAGAGGACTTTAAAAGAGATTCCGGGGAAACAAAATTTGGTATGTTTGGTGATTGATTAATTATAGCTCTAACTTGTGCCATAATTTCAGAAGATTGTTGCTGAGTAATTTCACCGTTTTTAACTAAATTGTCTAAAGACTTTTTAGTATCAGCAGGGTTTTGACCCATCATAAATAAACTAGAATTTAGCTGGCTATAATTATTAGTGCTACCTGGCATTTTAATATTTGTAGCAGCACCAGAAACTGCCATAGAAATAGTTACTGTTGTGGCTAAATCACTAGTTGTAAATTCTGCATCTAAAACATCTACGCCAAGCTGTTGGTTTATGTTTTCATTTATTACTAAGCTTGTAACAGCTTCTTGCCCTGTTTCTTCAACAATTTCACCTCCTGCTGCTTTTACAGTATTAAAAGTTCCTGCTTTTGTAGGTAAGTAACTTTTAAATATTTCTCCCCAAGATTTTTTATTCCCTGGTTTAGTAAACTGCGTTACGGCGTTTTTAACTGTTTGTTTAAAATTAACTGTTTTTTGAAAAGCATTAAAATATTTTTCAGTTGGACTAAATATGCCAGCGGCTCCATATAATATACTTGTTTGAGCTGCAGCTTGATCAGATAATTCACCAGCTTCTTTTTCGCTACGACCAGCCGCTATTAGTTGTTGATAAGTATCTAATTTACCTTGAGCATAGCCTAGTCCACTCCAATACAACATACCGTCTAACCTTGCTTGCGGTAGTTTTACTATGTTTCTAATTCCTACTTTTCTTAAAAGCCCGGTAGCTCTACCTATTCCTTTTGTTCCAAAAATATCAACAGCTAGCCCGGTTAAAGCACCGGCAGCAGTAGTTGTAGAAGCGGATCCGCTAAAAGAAGTAGTTGTTTTGTTACTTCCTTTTACAATGTCCATCACTTTATCTTCGGTTCCAGGAACTAAAATATCTTGGTCTAAAGCGGGTGTATTAGTTTCTGCTTCGTATAAAACGCCGTCTTCTAAAACATACTCTGTTCCTGCTATTGTGGATGTTTTTCCGCTTACAAAGGGTTTTTTTACCATTCCTAGTTCTTGAGCGTCACCTTCAGCTTCTTGAATCATGGAAAAACGTGTATCAAAGTTAAGAATATCTGATAAAATTAAATGACCGAATTGCTGAGCTCTAGATAATACATTATCTTCCATGCTTATCATTGTTTCGTATAAAAATCCGTTCCAACCTCCTTTTTTTTGTACTTCTGCTATTCTTTCAGTTCTAGCAGCTTCTGTTTTATCATTTACAGCTTTTAATTGTGGAAAAAAATTATCTAAGTAAACTCCAATTTTTTCATAATCTAATGAATCAAAGCTAGTAAACCCTTCTTCATTCCAACTTAATTCTGAAATTAAAGATCTAGCTTTGGCTCTTTTAACAACTATGTTTGTGATTCCTTTAAATTTATCAGGGTTTAAAGAAGCGTAACCATCTAAAATCTTATTATCTTCCATTTGTTTATTTTCAAGTAAAAAATTACTTAAATATGTAGATAATCTTCTTTGTCTAGCGACTTCTGCTTTTTGCAAAGTTTGAAAATTAAATCCAGCACCACCTCCTGACAAATTATCATAAGCCTCGCTGGCTTTATCATAAATATTTTGGTGTTTGCCTAGAGCAACTCCATGAACTCCAAAGTTACCCGCTAGTACATTATTAAGAAGGTCTTTAGATAAATCGTTTTTATTTAAGTAACCAATAAACTTTTTAGTTAATTCAGGCCCTAATGCTTCAGCTAAAAAAGAATCTTTGTCTACTAATCCAAAAGAATCTTTTATGTAATACTGTTCTTGCATTACTTGATCTGATTGGTTACTTTCTTTGTCATAATTAAAATCAGAATAATATCCTGGGGTATATTGCTCTTGCTGCATTCCCATGGAGTTTTTTTCAAGTCGTTCCTTTAAATTTTTATTTCTATTATAAAAACCACCGCTATTATCGTTTTTTAAAACCTCAAATTTACTTTTTGGATTGATATCAACATTTTTATTTTTTTCTTTCCAATAATTATCTATTTTTTCTTGAAACTCGTTGTATTCTTCACGTTGTTTGTTTAGTTCTCGTATTTTTTCATTTTGCTTTTGAATTTTATAAGCATTTTTTCCAGCTTCTTCTGACATAAAACCTAATTCAGATAAAATACCAACCATTTGATTTTGTAATACATCACTTTTTGGTTTATTTTTTATTCTTTCAGATTGATTTATCCAATCAGTATCATTAGGACCTTTAAAGAAAAATTCTCTTGTTTTTTCTTTTTTGTCATTTTCAACTATTTCATATTTGTATTCGTAGTTGCCTTTCCCTTTTTTAATTTCACCAGGAATAAAATCTACATCACCATACAATTCTTTTTTACTAGCTTTAAGATCCCTTGTCATTTCATTTAAAGGTTTTACTGAAAGATCTATGTCAAGTTTTCCAATAACCCCGGGTTCTTTAGGTGGGCTTATTATATCTTTTTGCCAACCAAAAAGAATGCTATTATCAGGTTTGTTTAATGATATATTCAATGCTAAATCCCCAGAACTTAAACTTTCGGACACGCCATCTGTTGTCCCTGTTGCAGGTGCATCCGTCTCCACAGCAGGGTTTATCTTTACTTCTTCCTCAACTACTGCTTGTTGAACAGTTTCTTGAGCAGGCTCATTTTTTTTCTTCCAAGATTTAGTTAGAGCAATTTTTTCAGCTACAGATATATCTGAGCTTAAAGTTTGTACGTATTCTAATAATGTCATTTAATTTAATTTAAGTTGTTATCATCTAAAAACTTTTGAGCATCTGCTTGTTTAGCTTGAGCTAAATCAAATACAGCTATATCTTCTTCTACTATAGGCGCTTGATTTGTTATAAATTGTTTTAAATAATTTTCCATAAAATACTCTTTATATTTTGTTTGAAATAAAACTTTTTTATCTTGCTGCAAAGGCAAATCAAATTCATAGCTCCAGCTATCGTCATTTGTTAATTTAGATATATATACATTCCATGCTGCAACCGCCATTTGTTCTGAAGACATTAACCCTTCAACTTCTGCGTTTACAAAAGGATTTATTTTCTGGCTTATTTTTTCCATGTTAAACTTAAGAATGTTTTTACCTTTGCCATCTCCTAAATCTATAATTTCATAATCAAAAGAACCGTCAGAATTTTTTAATATAAACTCTTCGCTAATTTTAGCTTGGGAGTTTAGTTTGCCGTCTTCGCTAATCATTTCTTGAGCAAATAAGCCAATTTCTGTAAGAAGTATATCCATTTCTTTATCTATAGCCGGTGTAGAAGCAATAAGCATAGTTTCTGAATCAATCAATGCTTGCAAAGATACACTGTTAATAATCAATGGATTTTCTAATTGAATACTAAAACGAGAATCATAAGGATCTGGAACAGATTCCATAAAAGCTGGTCCTGTAAAATAAATTTCTTGGGATCCATTTTCAAGTAAAGTTAAAGAAACATTATATCCGTCGGTTTTAGAAAAACCTGGTCTTCCGTTCATTAAGCTATTAGCAACTTTATATCTAAAGTCATTATTTAAATCAAAATTATCTTCTTCTGTTATCATTAATTGAGACATAAGCAAGCTTAAAAAATCTAAAGATGACTGAGGCGCTTCTTCTAAACGTTTTAATTGAGCTAATTCAATTGAACAATACTCTGATTGACACTTGTTTGTTTCAATTGCAATTTTTATTTTAGCATACACTTTACCCATGTTTCTATAAGCATTGTCTAATAGCTGAAAATTAAAATCTCGTGGTGATGAAATATACTTTTGGTCATAAGCAATAGAATCACTTTGATTGAATTGTTTTAAAAAAGTATTTTGAAGTAAATTATTGTTTTCCATTTTTGTTTTAAGTTTAAGAAAATAAACCGCCGGCAATACCACCTAAGCTGCTAATTGTACCGGTTAATGCGCTTGTTTGATCCGCTGAAGCTTGAGCTGCAGCCGCCTTAGAGGCTCCTAGCAAACTAGCTGTTCTATCCAGTTCTTGCATTTCTCTGTTTTCTCTTTGACCAAATACAAATTGTTTTCCTGCAGCATCTAGTCCTTGCATTCTTTGACCTTCTGATATTTGAATACCTTGTTGGCGTTTAGCTTCTGCTAATTTAGCTTGCTCCATCTGAGCTTCTCCGGCTGCTCTTTTGTCTTCATTAGATTTTTCTTGTTGCTCTATGCTAGCACTAACTCCTTGCTTAGCCTGTAATGCAGCTTGAGCCAATGCTGTAGCTCCTCCAGCTCCACCGCCTGTTGCTCTTATTGTATCTAATGTATTTGCTAAAGCAATGTCTGATTGCTCTACTTTCATTTCGGCTGCTTTTGTAGCCACTGATAAGTTTGCCATAGGGTTACTAATTCTGCTAGACAAATCTGTAGCTAAATCAGCTAAATTGCTTGCTCCAGCATAGGGATTTATAATTGCCTGTCTGCTATTTTCAAGCGAACTTAATTTTCTTTTAAGTCTACGTGTTTCTTTAGCTGCATCCTCAGCTCGTTTTCTTGCTGCGCTTCCTCCGATAAGGCCGCCTATTATTGAAGCACCTCCTCCAATAATTGCTGATGTTAATCCTACCATTTTCTTATATTTTTATTTTTCATATTAATATGAAGATTCTTTGTAATTAGTTGAAATAGCAAATAACTCGTTGCTATCTGATGTGGAAGTATTAGCTGCTTGCATAGTAACAGTTGCAAAAAACCCTTTAACACCTGATACAGAACTTCCAAAAATAACCTCACCTTGAGCAGAAGGTTCGATGTTTATTAAATCTGCAAAATATTTATCTTCTTTTTGTTTAAATTCATTTTTAAGCAAGCTAGCTTCCATGTCTGCTAACGTAAGAGGCATACTAAATGGAGCAATAGCTCTTGCTGATGTTGTAGCAACCCCTCTAACAGTAGAGGTCTTAAATTGTGTTACAGACCAATTTGGCGCTCCCTCGTAATTTATAGTTTGAAAGTTTTTAATTACTGAAGGATTTGAATTAAATATACTTGTAACCGTACTAACGTATTGAGTATTATAAAAGTTAGCTCTGTTTACATTATTACTATAATGCTGATATAGATTACCTGTTTTACTTTCAATTGAAAAGAAATTGTTTTGAATACTAAACATATTGCTAGGGATATAACTATATCTACTAGTCCATCCATTAATACTTTCATCAAAGCTAAGAGTGCTTGATACTCCTGCTTGTGGCTGTAAAGAAAGTGTGTAGCACTTGTTGTGAATATCATAGCCGCCTAAAGCTTCTCCTCCGCCTAAAGCTCCTAGTTGATCTCTAAAATAATCAACCATTCCATAGTTAGATATTTCTGTTATTCCGTCTTTAGATAATCTTAATACAGATCCTTGTCTAACATCTGTAAAATATTTTTGATAACCATATACCGCAAAGCTTTCAGGATTAGTTGAAATACCGAATTCCCCAGCATATGGAGTTATTGCACCAATTACAACATTTGAAGTTGTTTGCATTGATTGCCCTTCCTGTGTGTATATAGCATCTTTATCTATTAAAGCTCTATTTACTTTTCGCTCTTGAAATATAGTAAGGTTTGTATTTTCAGCATATAATTTTTGTATACTGCCTTTAGCAGGATCCACAGTCCTAGTTATATTTGAGCCAGAAGGAAACTGATTGGATTGATTAATACCAGTCCTAGAGTTAAATATTCCAGAGTATATAATAGAATTGCTTAAGGTTTGCTGAGAATTTTCATCAGAAACCAAAAACGCTCGAGGAGACAAGCCTGTTTGAGAATTATTATAACCCCCTCTTATTCTAGACTCTTCAACATACCAATTTCTAGTAGGAGCATTGCTTGCTGCTAATTTTTTTAATATGTAAGTATTGTAATATTTAACTTCTATTCTACCTGCCATGTTATATTATTACTTGTTTTATTCTGTTTTTAAGGTTATTATTAAACGCAAGGCCCTACGTTTGGATTAGGGTTTTGTTGGTCTAAAGTCGTTAAACTTGGTGATTCTGGAATATTTGTAGGTGTAGCATCTGGAAGGGTGTGAGAATAAAAAGGAAGTTTTGGGGTTGAGGCTGAACCAAATTGAAAACAATTATTGTTTGCTGGAATTCCGTCCCAGCCTGGTAAATCAGGAGAGTTTGCTCCTGCTGGTACACCGGCCGTGCCAAAAGTAGCGCCTCCGGTTATTGTGTGAGACCAAAACAATTGCACTTCAGCTCCAAAAACAGGAGCGAATCCTGGGGGAGAAGATGATGCTCCATTAGTAAGACTTCTAGCCCCTATGGCTGCGTTTGAGTTTTCATTACCAAGAATTTGCACAGCAAAATTAACAACCGCGCATTTTGTAAAATCATATACTTGAGCACCCGCGGAACATGCAGTTCCATCGTTTTTTTGGCCTGGTCTAACACCGGAATTAATAAGAGTATTATCAGTTGTAAAAGGATCAAGGATAAATAAACTTCTTGTATGGGAGTCTCTATTTGGGTTAATGGTTGGCCCTTGATTTAAAGAACTAGTTTGAATAAAAGACTGATTAGTAATTGACCCTTGATTTGTTAATTTTGATCCGTCAACAAATCGTCCTACACTATAATCTGTTCCAGCGGATTGCTGGGGACCGTTTACATTGTCAATTTCACCAAACAAAACCTTCACGGAAGTTTGCGGGTTACCCCTATACTGTATTGGAATAGACAAATAAGCCCATATATAAACAATATTAGGTGTCCAATTTTGAATTTGTCCTATAAATCTAGGATAAGGAAAAGTCCCGGGAGTTGCGAAAAAGCTTCCCATTGCATTTGTCATAGATGTGTTTGATGGGCCACTTACAGGTAATGCTACAAAACCTGTGCCTGTAGTATACGGGGCAAATACAACTTGTGTAGAAAGAAAAATATCTGCATCAACACCGTAATCAAACACAAGAGGAGTGCTCAAGCTTGCACCTAAATTATCTGTTAACTGCATAGTTACTTGATAAAAGTAACCTGTAGTATTCCCGTTATTATTTACTGATTTTAATTCAAATCCTAAAGAATTACCTTGAAGCCCTTGGCTAGTCAGATCTAAAATAGTGTTTGTAGCTGCGTTTCCACTGCCTGGTGTGTTATCATATTGAATTATAGCTCCAGTATTTGTCGTAACTCTAATCGATACTACAGACCATCCAAATCCACCGCCAGTGTTAAAATTTCGTTGAAGAACACCGTTATCAATTGCGCCATTAAACCCACTAGGAGAAGTGGCGATTGTATAAATACTTGCATTAGTAGGAGTGGCTTGAACATTTAATGTGGTGGTAGAAGCAACAAAATAAGGATCTGAATTTGTTAACTGTAATTCTATAGTTTGATCTGTTTGAGTTCCATCAGCTTGCGTAAATCTTACCGTTGCTATATATTTGCCGGCATAAGAAACTGAAAATGATTCTTCAACACCTGGCGCATCAGATCCCGCATAAAAGAATCCTAGTGTTTTTATAAAAAAGCTACCTGTTTGAGTTCCAGCTTCTAATTCAAATTGCGTGGTAGAACCAGTAGCGTAATTAATAGAATTTAAGTTTGTTGATTGAAAAGCAAAATTGAATACTGATACTAATGTAGCAGTAGTTGTGTTGTCAATTTGACCTTCTATTAACGGAAAGAAGTCAGGAGTAATTGTTGACCCGCTAGGAGTGTTTTCAGGAAAACTTGCTTGTGTAACTGATATTCCGCTTATACCAGTTCCTGTATTTAATATATCGTAATTTAAATCAGATATTAAACCGGTTGTGGTTGCCTCGTAAAACAGCTCTAATTGAGAAATAAAAGGTGAGGTTTCATACACAGCTAGCCCCATGTTATCCGCGTATGGATAATCGGCGGGAGGAAATAAATACAAACTTTCTGCAATACCTATCGATTTTTGTGTAGATATTTTAGCTACAAATGGTTTTGTATCAAAATCATAAATAGCATTTCTGTTTATGTTTACAGGTACAAGTTCATAATCTGCAGCTGACCCAGCCGCTGATGTATCTGTTAACACTGGAGGAAAAACATCTTCAATAGTTCCAACTAAGTCAACGCTATCTGCAGATGATAAAGGATCAAATTGAGTTGTACGATATGAATTTGTTCCAATGGTCGCTTTAGTTGTATTAGTTACTCGTCCAAATAGTCTTATACTACTAGTAAATTGGTTTTGCAGCGGGCCTACTTCTGTCAAATTTCTAGGTATTTTATTTATGTTATCAGCAACAAGTGTTGTAAAAGCTGTCTCGCCTTGTTCTAAAGTAGAAGAAAGTATAGGATATCCATTTACAATGCCTGGAAGGTATACGTTATAATAATCTTGTTGCTGTTGTTTAACACCTACTTTGTAGCTATAAAACCCATCTACGTTTATAGTGTAAGTTGCGTATGTTCTAGGAAGCTCGTTTTGAGTTAAAGGGGTTTCTGGCCTACCTGTAGCAGTATTGTCAAATAAATATTTAGAAGCAACCTCTCCGTCTGTAAGTAATACAACAGACGTAACAGGAGATCCTACACTTGTAACAGACTCTATTTCTACATAGTCCGTAAAAAGCCCAGCAAATGTTTTACCTAATTGAAAAAAGTTTTGATATGTAGTTGCAAAATTTGGAAACAAAGGATCTGCTGAAGTTGTAGAGCCTGTTTGATATTTATAATAATTTTGTGATGTAAAAAGTATTTGAAATTTAATAACAGTTCCTAAATCTGCACCGCCAGCAACCAACTTAACTTCAGGAGAACCTGCATTGTCAAGCAAAGTGTAATCCGTAGTTTCAGCTAATCTAATAAATCCATTGCCTGTATTTTTATACACAGTATAAGTATTGGCTCCACCTAAATCACTATACAGCAACCCTTGAAAAATAAAAATTGCTTGTGCAGCCGTAGCTGTTATAGATTGTGTAGATAAATCTCTAAAAAATATAGCTGGAATTGTGCCTGGAGGATTACCTGGCGGCTTTGGAATAGTATAATAATTACCTACGGCATACGCGCCTGGATAACCACTAACGTTATTGGCAAGCGGAGCTTCAGGTATAACATTATTAAACTCTAAAGATAAAGTATCTCCTGTCCACCCTTGAACATCAGAATTAAATCCAACCCCATTGTAATCGCTAAAAACATTAGATCCCGGTTGAGGATTTCCTGATGAATCTAATAAGTTATCATAATTAGATAATATTATATCTGTTTGACGTCCAAACTTGTCAGCTAATACTATGCCTGCTTGATAATTTCTATTTTGCTTTAATGAATGCTGCGGGTACTCTGTAAAAGTTTGTTGAGTTTTATCTACAATTTCTGCATAATAATCTAAGCCTCTTTGTCCGCTTTTGCCTTCAATAAAATTACCGTACATGATTCTATTACCAGCCGTTTCTTGAGCTATAGCTCTTACGGGAACTTTATCAAAAACTCTAGTTGATTCAGAAGAAGGTAATGTTTTTACAGGTAAAGTAGATTGATAATCATATTGATATATGTTAGTGTTATTAAGATTATTTATAAAATCTTGATCTACATTTATTGATTCTAAAACTTGATAAGCTAATTTATCAGATTCTTTAAAAATTATATCTATGCCTTTTACCTTATAGTCTGCTAGTATATCTAAACTAGGTAGTTCAATATTTAATATTGCGTTGTTAACAGAGTTTTGCATAAATTCAACTACAGTAGTTACGAATGCTTGTGTTTCATTATCATTTACAAACTGTCCTTCCTGTTCCGGTATAAATACATCTTGACTAAAAGGAGCAACAATAGAATACTCGTTATCATCAAATTTAAATCTATAACTAAATTTTACAAATTTATCTCTTAAATAATCAGGATCTCCATTCCATCCGTTATAATTAACATTTTTTATTAATCTAACAGAATAGCCATTTATATTTTTGTTTCCAATACCCGTGCTGCTGTCAATAGTAACTGCTTGGTCAGTGCTTTCCATTTTTACATAAGTACCCGTAAGATCGCCTACTGCGCCGTCTCTTGTCCAAAATCTAGCTGAATCTAATAATCCTGCAAAGTTAGATGTGTCACTTATGTAGCCAGCAGGCAAAGCGTCAAAACCAGTAGTGTTGGTTCCAGGATTAGCTGACCAAAAATCTGTAGATTTTAATGGTATTGCTGGGCTAGTGCCACCGCTTATTTGTAACCACTGGGCTGAAGTCATAACAGTAAAACCTACAGGAGCTAATTCTCGAACATCTTTTACGGCATGACGATTGTATAATTTTCCATAAGTAACACCGTTGCCTAAAGAATAATCATAGTAACACCAGCAACCAGTACCAGCTGCGTCGTTAGCAATCCATTGTTGTTGCGTAATAGCTTGATTAATTTCATCTCCGTTTCTATAAACCGAAGTATCTAAATTAATTGAAGTTAAAGTTAAAGGTCCAATTTCTGTTTGCAAAGGATCGCTTGCATCAGACATGGTAGAAGGTTTTATACCTGTATTTGTAGATCTTAAATTTATAAAATCCGGAGCCTTGTAGGGCGCGAATTTAGCAACAGATATTTGATCTTCTGTTTTATAATATTGATTATCACTTAAAGCTGTTGAAACATTTATTTTTCTAGGTTGATTTCTATTGTCGCTAAAAAAAAGTAAATCTTCTATTAAGCTAATAGAATTAATTCTACTATTGGTAGAAAAATTTAAAAAGTTTCCACTAACAAGTAAAGTAGAAGTTGTGCTGCCGGCATTATATTGAAGTATTTTTCCAAGACCAGTGTTATCTGTTGTAAAATAATAAGCTAAGTTATTAGTGTGATCTACATAAACACCCACTACTTCCTCGGTGCTATTAGATTCACTAATCCTTAATTGATTACCTAATATAGCTTCTAATGCTCCAACATCACTATTCTCTGATCTAGAGACTGCTACATTTAAAGCGTCTCTGTATTCGTTGTTTGGAATAAGTCTATCGTCTAAATCTTTATTCATTTTAGACTTGATAAAACTGTTTTTAGCTTCTGCCATTTAATTTTAGTGTTTAATCCATTTAGATTTACCTCTCATAACTTGAACTATTTCATCAAGTTTAATATTTGATAATCTTATTTTAGCATTTCTAAGTTTAGCTCTTCTATCTTTTTGAAGTCTTTGTACTAAATATTCTTGCTGACCAGATCTTGTTGAAATAATTGCATGAAGTATGCTTGCATATAAAGCGTCTTCAGCCATTTTAGGAATTCTTGTGTCTAAATCATAAGCAAGTCCGTCTGATATGTATTCTAATACAATAAGTCTATTAACTAAATTGCTAGAAAAAGACATTTTGCCTTCTCTTTCGTTCATATTAAACCAGCCGTTTACTTGTGATATTTGTGGTTCAAGTCCGTATTGTCTACCCCAATTCCAAGATCCATCAAAGCCATAAGCGTTTCTAAATTCTTCTAGCTTATCAATGCTATCAAAATTGTTGCCATTAATCAAATTATCATTTGCATTTTTCCATCTTTCTTCAGTGATAGAAGTTCCTTCTAAGTTATCTCCAAAATTATCATTTGTAGGAACACCGGCTTGATCTTGTATAGGCGTTTCATAAGGGCTTATAGTTAAATTGTTTGCAGGATATATAATTCTTTTTACGCCTAGGTTATCTATATAAGAAACCCTAACGTAATTTACGTAGTCCTGCGGTAATATAACGCTTAAGCTAGCAGGTATATTTAATTCTTGCGAATGAACACTTTTTAGTGTATCGTAAGAAAACTCCTGTAAACTACGCTTAGCGTGGAATATAATGTCTGTTCTTTTTACATTGGGAATTAGCTTGTCAGCTCCAACGTATGCTACCAAGAAATTGTTTATAGCATCGTTTAATGTTAAATAGCTGTAGCCGCCATAGTTATCTTCTACGGCTTGGCCGTATGCTTTTTCCGATTCAGTTTGACCGTATTTACCTCCCGTTAATATTTTTAATTGAACAACAACATAAGTATTAATAGGTAGGCCTGTTAATGTTATAACATTGCCGTTAACCGTAAAAGCAGTAAGATATTCATTCCAGCTTTCTGGATTTGGCAATCCTGTTGCACTTGTATATACTTTAAAATTATTTAAAGCATAATTAGCGACTGATGGGTTCCAGTTTGCAAATATTAAATCTGTATTAAACGTAGTTGTAAATTCCTGAGAAGCGGTCCCGTCGGACAAAAACTCTTGCGCTCCTTCGTAATATTGCTGATTTGTTTCGGTTATTAAACCTCCATTAGGAATTGGCATATTTTATTAGCTTTTTGAATTAATATCAGATTGTTGTATATCTTGAGAAGCAATTTGTATTATAGTTGGATCTTCGATAACAACTCCTGCGTATCTTAGTATTCTTATTATAACATTTGTTTGTTCTACAGGCGCTAGCTCAAAATTAACCGAAGTAGCGGGATCCCATATATAAGTGAAATTAGTAGCTGCTTCAGAAGTAAAATTCCATGTAGGATTTGCTGGCTTCTTTATATATGTAGCTTGTACATTGAGACTTATAGTTTGCGGGTATATTATTATTTTATTTTGTTCAAATAAATAAACAGGAAAGTTTTCACTTGGCTTGCTTATAGGCGATAAGTTTAACAGAGCAAATTTGTTTCTTTGTATAGGTTCTACTTCTCTATCATTTTTGTACAGCACAGTGCCTAGTTTATAAAAATCTTGCGGATATAAAGTTATAACTATATTATTAGCAGCCCCCGTAGGTAACGAGCCCGCTGTTAAATTAAAAAATCCTCCGGTTATATTATAGTCAGTGTAAGGCACACCTAAGTAAGTAACTTCTACCAAACTGTCTTCAACTTGACTTTGAGTAATGGTTGTTAATGGGAATCCTGTTTGAAGATTAACCGTGGAGATTAACTGAGTACCGCTAGCTGTCCCTGAAGATGTAGGCAGCGTAAAAAACGCTGGAGCTGGGTCAACTGCTGCATTATAAGTGCAAGCACCAATTTCTTTAAAAGCGTCAAGCTTTTCTTGTACCGATTTACGGCGATCAGCATATTCACTTTCATTTTGTGGCGCACGTAGTTGTTGATATATAGTTTGAAAATAACTATTTAGTATATCCAGTTGAACTTGAGTTGCTAATTTATTAAATTCATTAGGCGTTAAATACCCTCTTTGTTCTTTGTTTATTATTAACAAGACTGTTTTATAAACTTGATCTACGTTTATGGCCATTATTTTTTATTTTTTATACTAAAAAGGCGGCCGAAACCGCCTATGTATAGTATTACTTGTTTTTATAGTTTTTTATCTATAGACTTGTAAATTTCTACTCCTTCATCTGTTTTTAAGAAAGCCGCAAACGCTGAGTAAGGGTTTTCGTCAAAAGGAACGTTCATTAATTTTCTACCAGTTGACGCCCATGCAAATGTGCGTTGGTCTTGTGATAGATTTATAATTCCAACTTCTTGCGCTCTAATAGCAAAGTTTCTTAGTTGCACATTTTCATCATTAGCTAGACTTATAAACAATGCTGGATTATTTCTAGCAAATAACAATAAATCTCTTTTAAGCTCTTTTGAACTCATAGAGTTTACAGCAGATCCTTTTTCAACTCTTAATATTGCTTCAGCATGATCTACGTCCATTGATCTAGCTGCGTTTAAAGCATCAATTTGTAAATCTAAAACGTCTAACTCGTCTTCTGCTTCTTCTACGGCACTAAACTCTTCGTAAATTTTGCCTTTTAAAGGATGATACAAAGACAATAACTTTTGCAAGTTTTGTAAATTTTTAGTAACTGTCAATGAGCCATTTAAAAATCTAATATGCCCCATTGTAACTTCGCCTTTTTGTTCATCAACAAGAGGTGAGTCTTGATTAGTAGCGTATCTTATTTCTCTTTGTTTTCCAGTTTTTTCATCAAAGTAAAGTAAAGCATGTTTTCTTGTATGCCTACCTGGTATTGTTAATGTTAAAGGTGACTTATTACCTTTTAAATAATACACTCTATCTTTAATCTCCCACTCTGGTTTTGTAGGTTTTACTGGAGTAGCAACTTTTGTTACCACTTCTTTTTGAGGTGCAACCTCAATAGCTTCTGCTTTAGCTTGTTTAGCCATAATATAATAAAATTAAATAGTTTATAAAAGTAATAATTACCCCCGTCAGTACAACGAGGGTAACAATTACATTAATGTTGAATCAATTAGATTCCTTTGAATAATACAAAGTTGTTAGCAGCTTGAGTTACTAAACATCTTTCAGATAGGAAGTTTACTTCCATAGCATCAAGAGTTGAAGTAAATGCACCACCAGCAGAACCAGTTAACCAAGACTTCATTCTTCTGTCGTCAGCCTGCGAAGCTCTATAACGTACGTGTAAGAATGGTCTACGGATATTAGTTCCTAATACTTGATCGTAAACTGTAGAAGTTCCAGCTGGTACTAATACACCTTCAATAGAATTGATACCTACAATACCACCTCTTGTAGAAGCGTCATTTAAGTATTTCCAATCTGTTTTGTAAAAGTCATAAGAACCTCTTCTAAATCCTGAGAATCCAAGATTTAAAGCCATTTCTTCAGAATTTTCAAATAATCCAAAAGCAGTACCTCCAGCAAATCCACCAGAAATAGAAGCTAACATATCGTCAAAATCAAGAGATGTTTGTCTCTGTAAGAATAACATGTTTTCTTCAATTGCTCCTTGAGTATCTAAATTTTTAAGAATAGCATCAAATTCGTCAAGTCCAGCAGCAGCAGTAAATCCTACTTCTACATTTCCACGAGTTTGAATAGCAGCAAATAAACCTTCAGTTCCTGGTAAAGCACCAACCGCTGGAGCACCACCACCTTGATTAAACTCACCTTCTACCATTGCCATTTCTAAGTGATCTTCAAAACGTAATCTTGTTTCAGATTCAGCTTTTAAATACCACAAGTATCCAGATGTTCCGTCTTCAGTTGCAACTTCAACCCATCCAATTTGAGCCATATCAGATCCGTTGATTACAAATTGATCACGAATAATGATTGGTGAATTAGAATATTGAGTAAAAGAAGGAGTTATAGAAACTCTTGTATTAGCAGCTTGTACACCAGCTCCAGCAGCAGCACCGCCTAAGTTTGTACCTTTTGCGTAAGCAGAACCATACACAAATACTTTAAGTGTTGGAATTGCACCAAGTGCAACCGGGGGAGCGCCTGCAGCAACAAAGCCCGCGGCAACTAATCCAGTTCCAACAAAAGGAGCAACTGTAAATGCACCAGCACCAGCGGTAGTATCACTAGCTGTTACTAAACATTTTTGTTCTGCACCAGTTACTGGATTTAACATAACTACTGTATCATTAATTGATACAACATTAGTTACATTAGCAGCTAAAGTAATAACGTTTGTATTACCAGCATCTGCAGCAATACCATAACCAGTATAAGATACGTGCAGTCTGTTTTGCTCTGACCAAATTACTTGATCACTTGTCATTGGCATTTCAGCGCCAACCATTCTTAAAAAACCTGATAACGTACGATTTCCGTAACGCTCTACTTCAGATTCATATACCTCAGGAAGGTATTGTTGTGCAAAATCATTTGCACCATTGTTAAATTGCAGGTAGTTACTAGGCAGCAATTGTTGTGCTTGCGACGGTATTAAACTACCAAATTGAGGAGTTAAACTCATAATTGTTTGTTTTTTTTAGTTAAATTTTTTTGTTTTGATTTTTAGTTTTGTAGAATCAGCACCTGAAATTGCTTTAACTTTTAATCCGTTTACAAATACATCTCCTTGAGTAGATCTAGCTTTAGTACTACTTAAGTTTTTTGAGCTATTTACAACGTCTTTAACTGCATCAGCTTTTCCTTGCTCATAAAAATGAGCGGCAATCTTATCTACATTATCTGCAGCATACATAGCTTTGTGATAACCATCAACATCTTTAACATTGCCTGATTCGTCAAGGAACTTCCCGACAAGGTTGTTAATATTTGATTGGCTTTCTGCAACTTTATCACGATTTTGAATGTTATACTTATAATTCTTTTCACCAACTTTAATATCGAAACCTTCGAAATTATTGCTAAAATGATTTTTAGTACTTTCTTTAAATTGTGCGTGTTGTTGCTTAGCTGTTTCTTGCTGCTTGTTATATCGGTTAAAAAAGTCCGTGGCTTTTTGTTGGTCTTGAGTAACGCCCGGTCTCAACTTGATCTCGTCGTAATATTTACTCTTTGTTTCCTCTAAATAGTTTTTGGCTTTTGCAACTTCTTCTTTAAACGCAATTCTTTTTTTGCGTGCATCTCTATCTTCGTCGATATCTTCATCAATAATAAAGTCTTCTAATAACATATCAATGTCTTCTCCTTCTAAATAAGGTTTTTCTTTTTTATAATACTCTTTAAGTAACGTAACTTCGTCAACTTTAGAGTAATCGGCGTTAAGCCTGGTATAGTCCTCTATTGTCCCACCTGTATCTTCCATAAAAGAAACTAGCTTTTCAATGTTTTCAGGTAAAGCTTTACCCAGAATTCTTTCGTCCTGTATTGCTTTTTCTACCTGAGCTTCAACTTTTTCAGTCTCTGTTACTTCTTTGATTGGAGAAAACCCTTCAACATCCTCGTCGGACTTTTGTACAGGTTCTCCCACCTCTGCGCTATCTCCGGATGGTTTTTCCACAGATACTTCCTTTGTTTCTCCGATTTGAATGGCATCTTCTTTTGGTATTACCACCTTAGTAACTTCCGGAGCTTCTTCTTTTAAAGGCTCTTTAATTGTAACCTTTATAGGCTCGTCGCTGGGTGTTGTTAATTTTTTTGGAGTTTTCTTTTTAATTTTAAACTCACCTTCCTGTTTAACAGGTTCATTTGTTTTTACTTCTTCTGACATAATATAATATAATTAAATAGTTATTGCTTCCTACATGAAAGCTTGCATTCCCGTTTCGGGTTGTTGTTCAAAGTTTATAGGTAAGCCATCGTTTTGTCTTTGACTTATTAGTTCACTTTGCTGTGAAGCTTCCATTTTACTTCGATTATCTTTACGATCTTCAATAGAACCTTCTTTTTGTTGTACCATTTGAACATCCATTTGTTTAAGTTGCATATCGTACTCAAATCTGGTTTGCATTTTTTGCGCTTCTAATTGCGCTGCAATTTCCATTCGCTGAATTTCCATTTGATTTTTAGATTGTTCAAATTGAACATTAGCTCCCATTAAAGCTTCTTGCTTTTGCACTTCAGCCATAGCTGTTTTCTCAGCAGTATCTGCTTGAGACTTTCCTTGCGCAGCAATGTTTGCTTGTTGATTAGCTTGTTCTTGTTTAGCTTTTTCTTTACGCTTTATTTTAAGCATTTGATTTGCTAGCTTAAGGTTTTTAATTTGCCTTAAATCAATAGCGTCCTCTAGATTAAGACTTCCTTGCTGTAAAGAAACTTGAATGTTATTTTCTAGTTGGGCTTCTTCTTCTTCGTCTGGTTCTAATTCTAAAAATATACCAAAGTCATGCAGGTTTAAATTAACTATCTCTTCTAAAGTTTTAATATTAAAAGTGGATATAGAATTTTGTAATGCGCTTTTAGTTAAAGGAAATTCTAACGCATCCGCTATTCTTAAAGAAACGTTTTCAGCTAATTTAAGAGTTATATAAAGCCCTGACTGGTTAATATGCCTAGTAGCTACATTAGAGGCGTTAGCGGCTATCTTTTGAAGCCCTACAAGCGTTTGCTTGTCTGGAGTACTGCCGTCTCTAGCTTCGTTAAGCCCTGTTACATCACGTATCATTTGTAAATAGTATTGATACGTTTGAATCAAAGAACTAATTTTAGCCTGACCGTTTGAACTATTAAGTTCTTGTATTGGAACTTTGCCAGCATTCATATCTCCATCTTGAGTAAGTGATCGGCCAACTATAGAACCTGTTTGGAAATACATATTTAATGCCTCTGCTGGATTATAGTTTGTTCCATTACCTAAATCAACTTCAGCTAATCCGTCCATATCTAAATATACACCATCTGGTACCATTCTAGACAGTACTTGCTGTAGCTTTAAATGTGTTAACTGAATCATATCAGCAAATCCAATACACTTGCTTACAAGTGATTCGATACGTCCTTTGTACATTCTTGGCGCACATAAAGCATAATTCATTTCTACCTTAGTTGTATCGGCTGTGGGTCTAGACATATTTTCTGCCAACTCCCACTTAACCATTTCATTTGAGCCTAAAACCTTAGCTCCTGTATATAGAACTTCAATAGATCTTGATACTCTTTCAAAGTTATCATTTTCCGGTGGGTTAAATGAATCAGGCTTTTCTAAAGCTTTCATCAATCCCTGTGGTGTTTCTTTTATTTTAAATACTTGATTGTGATAAGTCTTGTAATCAAAATATAAAACCTGGACTGTGTTTCGATCATAGTTACCCCAGCCGGTTATATATTGACTGTTACCAGGCATAGATTGAATTCTTTCTAATTCTTTTTCGCTAATATTTGGAAACTCTTTTTTAAGCTCAGGTATTGTTATAGATTTTACTTCACCTACATAATATACATCGTCAAAGTTTGGATCTTCAGTATAAGAATAAACAACATAAGCAGGATCTACATAATCAACTGTAATTCCTTCTGCTGCATTAAAGCTGGTTTTTGCTACTGCAATACCTAACACGGTTAAATCCATGTTTAATCTTTTCCTTGTTAAGTCATATTTATTTTGAGCAAGCACGCTAGATATAGCTTCTTCTTCAGCTATTTCAATTGACTGCTTATAACTTAATTGCATGTGTAATTCCAGTTCTTCTTTTGATTCAGGCACCACATCAATGTTCGGTGTTTGATACAAATTAATGCCTAATGTTTGTTGAAGACTATCTAAATATTCTTTAGCAACCATGTCTTCATAAAGCATGGAAGCATAATCAGTTCTTTTTCTTATAGAAGCAGGGTCTTGCGCGTATGCTTTTATATCATAAGCTTTAGCTGATATACCGTTAACTACTATGTCTACAAATTTAGATAAAATAGGCACAGGCTTCCAGTCTAAGTTTAAATAAGACAAATCACCATTAATAGATAACTCATCTTTGTACTTTTGTATTGACTGCTCACCTCTAGCATATAATCTTAATTGGTGAAATTGATTCCAACTAGTTAAATATCTATTACCGTTAGTTCGCCCTTGCCCAAACCATTCGTATTCTATGGCCTGCCCAACTTGCGTCCCGTATTTCAAGCTTGCTTTTTCCGCATCGCTAACTACTTGGCTTGGAAAAGCGCTATTGGTGTTAGTATATATACTCATTTAACTTATTATTTTTGATGTTGAACCTTTATTATCATATTTTTTAAAACCTAAGTCTAATGCTTTTGGTTTTTGTCTAGGCGCTCCTGGGGCATATCTATGTTTATTGCAGGCCATTAATGCAAGCCCTGAACTAATAGATGCGTCATGCTTTGTTCTATTATTAATATTAAATTTAGCCCAATCCTCTAAGGTTCTTTGGAAATATATATCTCCATATCCTGTTTCTTTTAAACCTACAAAGTCATTTATGTAAGTTTCAATTGCAGCTGCATGTGCTTGTTTTATATCTTCACTTGAATTAGGTATTCCGCCTAACTCTTTTTCTGTTACAGATAGCTTATTGTATTTTTTATCAGGTCTATTAATTGAATAGCCTCTATAGCCTCTACGTTTAAAATGATATAATAATCTTGGTTTATTGTTTTCTGCTAGTATCGGCATTCCGTAAAACACGCAAGCCATTAATACATCTTCAAAAAATATTTCAGCAGTTTGTGGTCTAGCTATGTATTCTAAAAAAAACATATTAGGCGGCACATCTTCCATTGAAAATTTAGTTAAACCGTGAAGAGATCCGTTGGATCCTCTGCCGTCAACAGTACCTGAAATATCGTATGGATCACAACCAAATGCTCCGCAATGCTCATTACCAGGATAATTAGTGCCATTTTTTATATATCTTTTATTTTGTAAGCTTTCAGGCGGAACCCAAGTAACTAAAAATCTGCCGCTTTTATTTGGCACAAATATTACTTTAGTATCTTTTTCTGCATTTTCCCATTGAAAACTTCCTTTAGTTACTTTAATTGAGTTTTTAAGATCTTCATTAAAATCTATTTGCTCATATATTTTTGTTAAGTTAAATAAAGATTGTTTGGATTCATCTCTAAACGCATGCTTAGTTGTGCGTGGAAACTGTCTGTAAAATTCATTTAAACTGTCTTGATCAGATTTTAAGCCCTCCACCTCATTATCCCAATATTCTATAACACCTTGTGTTATTTTTGTTCCATGAGGGTCTTCAACTCCTTTTTTGGGTGTATTGAATACAGGTAAGCCATAAGAATCAATGTATCCTTCGTAGTTCCATTCCATAGGTATGAACAAAGAATAGAGTCCTGAGCGAGTCTGTCCATTGGCGTTTCTTTGTGTAACATCTGAGTTGTCATAAAGCTTTTTAAAGTTTGCTCCTCCTTTGTCAAGTGAATTTGATGTTGATCCCATCATACACTTTCCAATAACTCTACTACCTAGTCTAAGGGTGGTTTTCGTAACACGCCAGTTGTTGAGGATGTTGTTGGGCCTTTCCCACTTCCCGCTCTCATCGTGGACGAGGAGCCTGAGCTTCTCCCCATCGTAGGCATTGTCGCCGGTATTCTTCCAGTCGATGGTTGTGTCAAGACCGGTAATTTCTTGTATTTTTTGATTGGCTTCCAGTTTTCTACGGGTAAATTTGGAGGCAGGGACTCTGTAGGCGAGCTCGGTCTTGGGCCTGTCCATACCGTCCTGGATCGGTTTGAAGAAGAATGGATAGTTAACGGATATTGGTACCACTTTATCTGTGAACATCTTCTTAGCATCGGCACCAGATTTGGACAGTATGCCGTACCGTGAATCCGTGGATATTGTAGCAAGGTTGACCGATTCAGCTGAGGACATAAATGAAAA